ATTAAAAAAAATAATATGGTTGATATTTTTATGCAACAAAAAGCTCAATCAGAATTAGATATTTTAAAACTTGGAGGTATAAAATAATGAATAAAGAAAAATATTTATCACAAAGAAACGCGTTATTAGAAGAGGCACAAATGTTAATAGATGCTGGGGACTTTAAAGCATTTAATGAAAAGAAGCTTGAAATTGAAAAGTTAGATGATGATTTTGAAAATGCAGCAAGAGAACAAGCTAATCTTAATGCATTAAAGGATAATTTTAAAATAGTAGATATTAAAAATCAAGGAACTGGTGTTATATATGGAACAAAAATAGATTCAACAAATAATGCACAAACAGAAGATATTTTAAATTCTGTAGAATATAGAAAGGCATTTATGAATTATGTTATAAACGGAACACCAATTGATGGTCAATTTAAAAATGAGTCGGGTCCAACAAAAAAATCAGACGTAGGAGCAGTTATACCGGAAACTATATTGACAAAAATTATAGAAAAAATGCAAGCAACAGGAATGATATTACCTTTAGTAACTAGAACATCTTATCAAAGTGGTGTCTCTATACCTACATCTTCAGTTAAACCAGTTGCTACTTGGGTAGCAGAAGGTTCTACAAGCGAAAAACAAAAGAAACCAACAGGAACAATTATTTTTGGAGCTTATAAATTAAGATGTGCAGTATCTAACTCTTTAGAAGTAGATGTTATGTCATTATCTATTTTTGAAAGTACTTTTATAAAGAACATAGCAGAAGCAATGGTTATGGCTTTAGAAATAGCTATATTAAAAGGAACTGGTTCTGGTCAACCGAAAGGTTTATTAAAAGAAAGTGTTGAAGAAGGACAAAACATTGATATAGCTAGTTCAGAAACTGTTAAAATTGAACAATTGGAAGAAGCAGAGGCAGCGTTACCTTTAGCTTATGAAAATGGAGCAGTTTGGTTAATGACTAAGAAAACATTTATGAAATATGCTTCGTTAAAAGATGGTTCAGGGCAACCGATTGGAAGAGTGAATTATGGTATAGCAGGGAAAATTGAGAGAATGTTACTAGGAAGAACTGTTATATTAAATGATTACATGGATAGTTATGTAGATACACCTGATTCTGATATAGTTGTAGCAGCATTATTTAGAATGGGAGATTATATATTAAATACAAATTATGATATGGGAATAAAGAGGTATGAAGATAATGATACAGAAGATATTATAACTAAAGCTATTATGTTAGCTGATGGTAAAGTTGTAGATAAACATTCACTAGTTACTATAACAAAGAAAAATTCTTAATTTTAGGAGGGAACTAACCCTCCTTTATTTTTAGAATGGAGGGGAAATATGTTAGAAAAAGTTAAATTAAGTCTAAGAATAAAAAGTGATGCTTTTAATATAGAAATATTGGAAATGATAGAAGCAGCTAAATTAGATTTAAGTATTTCTGGAATAAAGAAAATAAATGAAGCTGATCCATTAATACAACAAGCAATAAAAACTTACTGTAAAGCTAATTTTGGTTTAGATAATAAGGATAGTGAAAAATATCAAAAATCATACAATATGTTAAAAGAACATTTAAGTTTATGCGGTGATTACAATGTGGGATAATATTTGTTTTTTAGGTATTGAAAAAGAAAAAGAAACAGAAAATGATATAGGAGATTCAGTAATAGATATTGTTTATAATAAAGAGATTTTTTGCAAAGAAAAATCAGTTAAAGCAAGCCAATTTTATCAAGCACAAGCTTTAGGACTAAAGCCAGAGATAATTTTAGAAATAATGATTGCTGATTATAACAAAGAAAAGTATGTCAAATTTGAAGATGAAGAGTTTAAAGTTTTAAGGACATATAAAACTTCATCTGAAAAAATTGAATTAACTTTAGTTAGGGGGATTAACGATGGGGATTCCTAAAAGTGTTATTAAAATCAATAAAGGTAATGTTAAATTTATTAGCAATGTAGATAGGGTTAAATATACATTAAATGAGTTAACTAGGGCAGCTTTAAGAGATACTGGTAAATTCATATGTAATGTTTTTAGAAATATGTACTACAGTAAATTTAAAAAGAAAAAAGGTGTAGTAGGAAAGTTTACTCAATATTGGGTTAGACGAAAAGACAGTGATTTACAAGTTGGATTAAAACCTAATGCCTTTTATGGAGGATTTCAAGAGTTTGGTTCAAGTAAAACTAAAAGATTAGGATTATTAACTAAAGCAGTACAAAGTAATTTGCCTAAAATAATAGAAATACAATCAAAGTATTTAAGCTCGTTAGAAAATGAAGCTCAAGCCTTAGCTTTAATAGATGAAAAGGAACAAAAAGGAGGAGCTAATGATGAGTAAAACTATAGAATTAAGAAAACTTATAGTTAAGCTTTTAAAAGATTTTAATAAAAGTGTTTTTTACGAAAATGCAAATGATAAAGCGGAATATCCATATATAGTTTATAACTTAGACAATATGAATACAGTAAATTATCCTAGGAATGATATCATACTAACTATTGATGTTTGGGATAGAAATAAAGATACTGTTACGGTTGAAACTTTGGCAGATAAGATTGAAGATATATTGAATATGTTAAATAAGCCGAATGAAAAAAGTTTTCCAACTTTTTATTTGGAAGATAGGATGTCAATTGATGATGAAGATCCCTTAATAAGGAGAAGACAATTAAAATTTAAAATAGAAAATTACTATATAGGAGGTTAATTTATGGCTGCAAAACCACAAGAAATTTTATTAGGTCATGGAGCTTTTTTTATTGGTAGTATTCCAATAGGACTAACACGTGGCGGAGGACAATTTGTAGTAGAAAAAGAAATAAGAAATATAGAAGCTGATGGAGATAAAGGACCAGTTAAAGGTAGGATAGTCCAGGATAAGGCAACTCCAAAGTTAACAATAAATACTATACAAGTTATAAGTGAGAATATTGCTAAATTATATTCTGGTATTAAATATACACCTAAGTCTGACCATGAAAATAATAAATTTAGTGGTAAAGGGAAAATAGATTTAGCTGATTATAACGATGAGGTTAAATGGGTTGGTAAAACTAAAGATGGAAGAGAAGTTGTTATAAAAGTTCTTAATGCAATAAACTTAGAAAATTTCGATTGGACACTAGCAGATAAGGATGAAGTAGTGGCAACATTAACTTATACTGGTTGTTACGAAGAAGATAGTCAAGAAGATTTTGAACCTTGGGAAATAGAATTTGCAAGTGAATAAATCAATTTTAGAAGAGATGGGGTTATCTCTTCTTTTTATTTTGAAAAATTAGGAGGAATAATCATGAGAAATTTAAATTTTGGAGATGCGTTTCAATTAGCAAGGGTAATTAAAAAGTTAAACTTAAAAGATGAGTTAAAAGAAATTTATTCAGGGGTAACAGAAGAAAGTAACGAACAAGAAATTGGAGTGGATTTAATATATACAATTTTTGATAAGGCTACAGAAAAACAAGCAGAACAAGAAATCTATAAATTTTTAAGCAGACCTTTTCAAATAGATTCAAAAGAAGTTGAAAATATGGATTTATTAGATGTTATAGAAAGCTTTAGTAAATTAGCTAACATAGAGGGTTGGAAAAGTTTTTTGAAGCAAGTAGTCAAATTGAAGTAATAGATACTCAAGAATTGTTATTAAGACGTTATTACAATATTGAATATATTTTAGATTTGGAAATAACTGAAGGCATTGAGTTTATAAATAAAGCTTATGAAAAAGAGCTGGAGGATAAAGTTTGGGAAAAATGGCTTATAGATTACAGATACATGAGTAAGGATAACTTTATTAGTTTTGAAGATTATAAAAAACACTTTATATATAAAAGTACCAACATTGAATCTACCCTAAGTAAAGAACAAATATTAAAAGAAGTAGAAGAGATTGAAAGAAAGATATCTCTTAAAAAAGGAGGGGTTAGTTAGTGGAAATTTTTAAACTATTTGGTTCAATAATGGTTAAAAATGATAAGGCTAATGAAAGTATAGAAAATACAGGTAAAAAAGCAGAAGGACTTGGGAAAAAGCTAGTATCAGGATTAGGTACTGCTGCAAAATGGGGAGCAGGCATAGTTGCTGCTGCAGGAGCAGGTGCAACGGCTATGTTTGGAATGGCAACAAGTGCAGCAGGTACTACAGATAGGATAGATAAACTATCTCAAAAGCTTGGTATGGGGAGAAAAACATTTCAAGAGTGGGATTTTATAGCTTCACAAAGTGGATTGTCTGTAGAGCAATTAAGTGCAGGAATGAAAGGGCTTGCTACCAAAATGGATGAAGCAGCAAAAGGTGGTAAGGGTGCTTCAGAAACTTTTGGAAGACTAGGTATTGATGTTAAAGATACTAGTGGAAAAATGAAAACTCAAGAACAAGTTTTTGAAGAAGCTATTTTAAAACTTCAACAAATGGAAGATGGAACTGAAAAAGCAGCAATTGCAAATAAGCTTTTTGGTAAGAGTGGACAAGAATTAATGCCACTTTTAAATGGTGCTGCTGGTTCTGTCGAAGAGATGAAGAAAAAAGCACAAGAATTAGGACTTGTATTAAGTGATGAGGCAATAGATGCTGGAGTATTATTTACAGATACATTAGATCAATTGAAAAGAAGCTTTTCATCTGTTGTAACTCAAGTAGGTGTATCAGTAATGCCTGTAATACAGAAGTTTTGTGATTTTATATTATCAAATATGCCTTTAATTCAATCAGTATTTAGTGGAGTATTTAAAGGAATAGAGTTTTTCGTACTAGGTGTAGTTAATGTTCTTCAAGGCTTTGTCGAAAGTGGAGAAAGTATATTTTCATTTATTTTAGATAAATTTACTTTAATGAAAAGCGTATTTAATGATTCAATGTCTCAATTTGATGATTACGGTATAGCTTTTAAGAGTATGCTTGAAGTTTTATTTGGACCAATTGGTGATTTACCTATATTTGAGGAAATAGGTAAAATAATTTCAGCAATAAATGAAATTAAAAATAGGATTTCTAATGGTGAAGGAATTG